GATAATTGCGACTCACAATTTACAATTAAATACGACATAGAAAAATGTGAAGATGATCCTCATTTCTGTCCATTCTGTAGTGAATATATACTAGAGAATGACACAGAAGATGAGGATGATTGAGTGTGGTTGTATAACGATATAGAATTTACAGAAGACATGGTTGGTGATTGGTTTGGATTTATCTACGAAATCACCAACCTACTCGATGGCCGCAGATATGTGGGTAAGAAATTATTCACACGAGCTGGTACAAAACAAATCAAAGGTAAAAAGAAAAAGGTTCGCCTATCCTCTGGATGGGCGAACTATTGGTCTTCGTCCAAAGAATTGCAAGAAGATGTTAAAAAACTAGGAGAGGAGAACTTCAGTCGTAAGATATTGTACCTATGTAAAACTAGGTCAGAATGTTCATATAGAGAAACTAAGGAGATTTTTATCAGAGATGCACTACTAACCACGGAGTATTATAATAGTTGGGTTTCGTGTAAGATACACAAGGCTCACGTATTGAATAAACTATGAAACATTGTAAAGAACCTGATTCGTTACCTAAGAGAAGGAAAACCATGGCTCGTAAGACAACCGCCAATACAATCATTGAAACCGAAAGAGTTTCAAGACCATCCAATCACCTCAAACTGAGGCTTGATGACCTTAAAACATTTGACCCGTTGACAGAAAATCAAAAACTATTCTTTGATGCATACAAACGTGGAGATTATTTTGTAGCACTACATGGTGTTGCAGGTACAGGTAAAACCTTTTGTGCCTTGTATAAGGCCATTGAAGAAGTCATGGACAAATCTAACCCATTTGCTAAGATTATTATTGTTCGCTCTGCCGTACAGAGCCGTGAGATTGGTCACCTGCCAGGTGATGTAAATGAGAAGATGGAAATCTATCAACAACCCTATCGCCAAATCTGTGAGACACTATTTGGTCGCAAGGACGCATGGGATAGACTAGAGGAACAAGGCCACATTGAATTCATATCTACATCATTCATTCGTGGTATGTCCTTTGATGATGCCATCATTATCGTGGATGAGATGCAGAATATGACCTTTGAAGAAATTGACACCGTAATGACCCGTGTTGGTTACCGCTCAAAGATTATATGGTGTGGTGATTACAGGCAGACCGACCTGAATAAGAAGAAGAATGATGTAACAGGCATTCTTAAATTCTTTGATGTGGCACACCACATGAATGCCTTTACTCGCATTGAGTTTACACCTGATGACATTGTACGCTCATCATTGGTTAAAGATTACATTCTTGCCAAACTACAATATGAGGATGCAATGGACTAAGGCAATAGAGTTCGGACTCTAGTGAAAAATGTTGCAGCTGCACATATATAATAGTATAATCACTAATATCGTAAACACTATGTTCAGACTCTTTTCTTACCTATTATCCTTCTTTGAAGGCACCAGTTACCAATCACGCTTGGACAGATACCTTTCCAATCGTAGTGTAACTGATGCATCACAGCTAGAATACTATGTCCGAGAGTTTGAACGTAATCAACATAAGGCATATCTGTGAAAAACATTATAAACACCATTTACAAAACATTTGCAACTATCGGCAGTTTCACTAAGGAATACCGAAAATTCAAACACGGCGCAGCTCGCTATTAATTTAACTATCACCTAAGGAAATAAACCATGGCCAATTCTATTTTTACACCATTATATTTTGCAAACTACTTCGTTGACCAAGTACAAGATGCAAAGAACAAGGTTGTTGACACATTCGTGTTTGATGACAAAATCAAAGCATCCATTAAAGACTTCGTTGAAGCACAACGTGACTTCACTAAGCAAGTAAACCGCACAACTAATGAGGTTGCTGAGTTGACTACAGTAACTCTCAAAGATATGGCTGAGAAGACAGTCAAAGCCGCTAAGATTTAATTGTTATACATATGCTTTGGAGGATATCTGAAGCATATGAAAAAACTAGTAGCGCATCGTGCAAATAAACGATTTATGGATATAGCATTCAAATCACAATCGTGGCAACCAACTGAACGCAATGGATGGATTATAAAATTCTCCATTTTTAATGATGACAAGATATTGTTTGTGTTTCTCTCCAGATATACAGGCCAGACAGTTATCAGAGAGTTTGGTGATGAAGATGCCGCTGTGGACTATATCAACCTCATAACCGATTTAGATGCCGAAGAATGGCACGTACTATAATCAGGTATAAACCCGCTTCGGCGGGTTTTCTTTTTGGCCACTATATAATTGTACCGCAATAAAATTATGGTTAGTATATAATGTTACATTAGGAGAATAAAATGAATGACAAATTCAAAGAGATTGCCCTACATGCAGGTGGCAGTCATTACCCTGTTGTTGGTGGGGAAACACTAGAGAAATTTGCCCGTCTATTGATTGCCGAGTGCATTGATGCGGTAAAGAATACATCAACAACAGCCGCATTTACTACATTTGACAAAGCTGTGGTTGATAATACGATTGCAAATAGTGTCAAAGCCATTGAGCAGAGGTTTCTATGAAAATAGGGTTCACCTGTTCGGCATTTGATTTACTACATGCCGGTCACATTCTAATGCTCAAAGAGGCAAAGGCACAATGTGACCACCTGATTGTTGGGTTACAGACTGACCCAACCATTGACAGAGCAACTAAGAATAAACCTATCCAAAGCGTCTTGGAACGATACATCCAACTGTCCGCAGTAAAGTATGTGGATGAGATAGTGGTTTATGAAACAGAGCATGACCTGTTACAAATACTCAAGGCATACAATATTGATATTCGGGTATTAGGTGAAGAATATGAGAACAAGCCATTTACTGGCCATGACCTACGAATTGAAACACACTTCAATAAACGTACCCATAGTTTTTCCACTACCGAATTGAGAAACCGTGTCATTGACAGGTACAATGAGCAGGAATATAAGAAATGATAGACCTCATAACTGCCTTTATGATGGGTGTATTTGCCACACTACTGTATCAAATTGTGAGAGAATTAGACCTCGTTGGTAATCTAATACAATTATTTAAAGATTGGTCTAAGAATGAGCAAACAAGAAGATAAAGACAAACGAAGCAGCCGCATTCATGCCGATAAAACTGCTGTTAAGAAACAGGTTAAGATTGCTAAAGTGCATGGCATTGAGGTGAAAGAACCTCATAAGTTTGCCAAGCACCATGCGCTAGACTGCGGCAACCCTAATTGTCCAATGTGTGCCAGTCCACGTAGAATATACAAAGAGCCAACTATACAAGAGAAATCATTTCAACAAACTGAAAATTGGAATAAAGAGTGAATCATTATCAAAACTATAACATTAATGGCGATGTGTACCGAGACACCGAGGTCTATTCTGTTATAGATAACCTACAGTTGGATAAGCTTGTATTGTCTCAGGTCACCTTGCATAAGCATCAGGAGACTAGAGGCCATGTGCATGATGGCTGTGAAGAAGTATATTTCTTCCAGTTTGGCCAAGGTCACATGGTTATTGGTACTGAGTCTGAAACCGTAACTGCTGGTTCTATTGTATTGGTGCCAGATGGCCAGTTTCATAGAGTTATCAATACAGGCCTCTCCGACCTTGTATTTCATACAGTTTACAACAAGACACAAAGCAGAACAGTATATGCAAAATAACCATTGGGGTGAACCGGATGATATCGAGCCAATGCCAGATTGGATGTTGGCCGAGACACACCGCAACCCGAACTATAGACCATCCAGAGGCAAGAGTTTAACCGAAATGATTGAAGACGCCTTGAAGAAACCTCCAGTACCAATTATCATACAGGAACCAAAGGGTGATTATGACCATTGATATAGTAATTTTTATTGTAATACTAGTTGTTGGCATTGCCGCAGTGGCATGGGATGTGAATGAGTGAAACACCAAAAGATGAGTAATCCAACCAATATTCCACCTCAAACCTTCCAAGTTGAGATGATGATAGACCCTGTACTATTTGAAAAGATAATGAGTGATGAGAAATACAAAGAGCATATCAAAGACAGGTTAGCAATTGATTTGGCCAAATGTTTGCTTGAGAGTAACCGTACCACATTCACCTATTCAGAGGACATTGATAGTGATAATTACTATGTCCGTGCAAGGATTATATTGTAAGAGACCCGTATAGAGCGATGAGCTTTATACATTAACCGATGGTGATGAGCCATCATAAAAGGAGAAAACGATGATTATCGTACACAGCGTCCCGTTGAGCGCAAAAAAATTCACGGAAGCAGACCTTGATATAAGCAAGAAATATATCAATCCGGATGTATATCCTGGCATATATGATAATGATGAGGTGCCAGTTGGTATCAAATACATTACTCGTAAGCTAATCAATATTACCGATTTTGAAATTGCTATGGATGAGGACATTGACAATAAACTATCCAATGCCAAGATGTTTTTGACCCAAGACCCAAGAGAATTTGGTCGTGGTGAAAGAGCTGATGAAGTATTTGCTTCGGTTCAGGCACATGGGTATAAACTAGACAAAATCCCTATGTCCGTGTGCCTATGCCCTGATGGTAAGGACTATATTATGAATGGTCGTACCCGTCTGGAGAAGTTGATTGCCGCAGGGTTTACCAACATCATTGCGGATTACTATACAACCGACAACCTTGATGCCTTCAATAAAATGGCACAAATCACCAATGTCCGTGAAGACCCTTATTCACCACATACAAAGGGTGATATCATTAAGCATTGTAACCATGCCATTAAGATGGGCTATCTCAAGCGTGAATACAAAGATATTGTCGAGCGTATTTTAGAGATTGCACCAACCTCATTCAAACCTGCTACCATTAATAAGATGGCTTTAGTTGTCCAACAAGGGGATGGAAGAACCAATTCCGTTCTATCATTTACCGAAGTAACCGCCAAAAAATGGCTAAAGCAGAACGGGTACCACGATAATGATAAGAACAATGGAATATACTATAAGGTAATTTCCTGCTCATTCTATTCAAAGGCCATTACCATGGCTGCACGTTACCTAATGAATGACCTCAAAGGGCTATATGTAAAGGAATTAAGGTTAGTCCTGCACACCGATACATTAGATGGTGCCGATCCAGAAGTATCGTGGAAGAATAGAACCGATACATTCCGTAGTAAGTATGAGAGCTCACTAAGAGATATTGAACAGGCATATTTCAATAGAACCGAAGCTCGTACAACCATTAAACTATTTGCCGTTATTCCTGCTGTACAATCCCTGAGTGAAACGTATAATATGGATAAACTGGTTATGTTTCATGTAGGCCAATTAAAAGATAAAACCTTCTCTGAGATAGATACCGAAGACTCATTAGAAGCATTCTTAATGGTATAATGGTAGTATAAGATATCCACAGGTAATAGTAATAAAACCTGTGGATATCTTGTGTATAACCATTGTATAAGTAGGTAGTAACCGAGCTCAGCCAATAGTGAGAAAACCGTTAGCTTATGTCAGGCCAATATAAATTAAAAAGGTGCCCTAGTTGTAATAAAGAACACCGCAAGAGAGGACTATTCTGCGG